TTATTATAAGTGATGAAGAGGAAGAAGTCAATAGTTTTGGGAAAATTTTTCGGATAGTTATTTATTTAACAATCGGACCGGATCAAATTTGTGAAAAAATTCACAAGAAAATATGTACACTGCGCGCGGTCAACTCATTTTCGAAGAAGTTCAACCTCTTCATAAAATAGCGACCGCGCGCGGTGTAAGTTTTTACGAATGAATACCACCAAGAAACTTAATCAGAATCAGACCACAAGTGATTGCCAACATACAACAATCTTTTACCTTATCCGCAACGGGACGTCCAAGAACAAAACACCTTGTCACCGAAAGAACATTCGCACCGAGATAGATAAACTGTCCTATATAGAAGTTTGCACCTACAACAGACTGAGCAACAATCAGTCCAATCAGTACAAGATAGTTAAGTTTTACAAATACATAGTTAATCTTTTCTCTCATCTTTCCTATTTCCTTTCTTATTTATTACACTTATATTATACACATAATGCAGAGGGAAGTCAATACCTAATCTTGTATTTATCTACGCACAAGGCGGCCGACCACAGACCGGCCCATTCCGAACACACGTTCTATCGACCGGCCGCCAAAGACGAACACTTGTTCATTTACCACTTGGTCAATCACAGACCAAAGTAAAAGAGTGTCTATGCGACACTCTTAAGAACCTCTATTATATTGTTCACATCGTATGCAGTGCCAACCCAATTTGTTCTGTTTGGTTCTTCATCATCGAAGAGAATACCATTCGGATTCTGAACAACTGTTTCTTTTGGTGTTCCATATGGTACAATATGGATTTCTGCGAAGTCTACAGATTTCAGATGTTTCTGTAACCACTCTATTTTGGCTTTAGTTACCTTTTCATCATATTCTGTATTTGAATCTTTTGCTAACCAACTGATAATTCCAACTGTCCAACCTTTTTTAATCAGATTGTTCAGAACTCTTGCAAGAACATTCATTCTGACCATTGGCTCTGCGTTCTTATATGGTGTTTCATCATTGTTGATAATCATATCTAACCAACCATTAACTCCGTAAAGATTAGCGATTGTTCCGTCCATATCGAAGTAGATTGCTTTTGTCATTGTTCTTTACCTCTCTTTCTATAATGATTATAGTCTATGCAGAGGGAAAAGTCAAGAGATATTTTGTATTTGTTTGCGTACAATTGTGTTAATTTTTTAACAAGCGACGGCGCCCGGTCGAAAAGAAAGGCGATTGCCTATCCTCTAAGGAAAGACATCGCCTCAATAACCGAGTTGGTTACTCCGCAAATTTCTTTGCAGTCGAGGAGCAGATACCTGCCTCCGCACATTTCCTCGATTATAACTGTGCGGCTTTCGTGGTCAACCCACGCTCCCACCTCTGCAGTTGTAAGGAAGTTGATTCCCATGTTCCATTCTGTGCAGGTCATTGTTCTATCTCCTTTCAATCTCTTAGCTTGTCTATATTATATGCTTTATAGCTTAGCTTGTCAATACCTATCTTGTACTTCTTTGTTCTTCTTCGACTCCGGTCGGAGAGGGCTTAAGCCCTCTCCATGAATCTCTCAACCTGTTCCTGGCTGATGACTGTCGCGTTCCAGAGCTTGAGCTGAAGCTCTTCACCGTTCAGCCTTACATCACCGCACTCGGTGCATTTAGCTATCGGATTTGTGTTCATCTCAGCACCTGTCACTCCGCAGAACGTAGGCTCGAAGTAGTTACCGCGGTTGCCATTGTTACCGCTTGCGCGCCATGCCTTGAAGCCTGCTTCAAACTCAGCTACTGAGCAAAGTGTGATTGTTTCACGTGCATACTCACGAATAATCTTGAAAGCTTCATTAGAGTTCCACATTCTCACTTTGAAGCCTGTTCCCTTAGAGCTTGCTACGGCTTCGCAAACTGTCACAAGCGGTAGAATGTCACTTGCATTTTCGACTATGCAAGCTTTGACCATTTTTTCTTCTCTAATACCAAATACGTAAGTATCGGTTGATTCGACCTTTTTAAGGTTATTTAAAATGTAAGTTTTAAGTTCCATATTGTCTGTATTTCTCATTGCCTTGACCTCATTTCTGACTTGCGCCTATGTGAGCGCGTCTAAGTGATTTCTTAATTTAATTATAGTTATCTATAATTGAAATACAATCCCCCAAAATGAAAAATACAAAACAATACAAGATTTCTATATGGGGGTATTTTTTCCGCAATAGGGGTATAGTTTTTCTTTAACCCCTACTTAAAATGGTTTTAAGTTTTTCTAAAAGGGGACCCTATAAGGACTGTGTGAAAAAATTCACAAATTAAAAATTTGGCTTCCTATTGCGTGAGAGTAAAATTTTAATTCCTACTGGGGCGGTAGGAATTGGGCTGACCGGATTTTTCGAACGGGTGTTCGCCCCGGGCCTGGCAAATAATATCCACGAAATAAAAATTCGAAATTTGACCCCTCTTCATCTCATATGGTATAATTAAAGTGGAGGTACAAAGGATGAACCGATTAAAATTAGACTTTACGCTCGAATCCGCATCGGAACGAGCTCAATTTATAGACACCTACATAGTCCAATTTCCGGACTTAACCAATTCAGAAGCCGAAACAATTGCCAACTATCTGCTATGGGGTAAAGACAACAAAGGCAAGGCTGTAGGTTGCGACCTTAATCTTGAAACCAAATGGAGCAGGGAGGAAAATTCCCCTGACTCCCTCGATGCCGTTCTTGAACAACCTGGCGCCTCACACATTGTTGTGAAAGACCTCAACAATGCAACCGTATATAGAAAGCCGCGCCAAGTTTTCGACCGCACGCAAACTAGAAAAGAAGCGCCGACCTATTTGCTTTCAACTTTCGAAAACCTTTGGCGCCTTATTGACGAGGTTGACCTTGAAATTAACTTTTACGAAGAACGCATAGGTAAGAGGGATAAGCCGCCTAGGAACGAGCTACTGAAACGCTTTACAGATGAAGAGGTTGAACTTATACGTGCGCGGAGCCAAAAACTTAATCAATTTACCTATTTGAAACGTAGACACCAACTCGTTGACCTGCGCCGTGAGCAATTTACGATTAGGGACTCCTATCAGTCTACTTTTAACCTCGCACAAAGCCTTTTCTCGCCAAATACGAGTTCGACTGTTTTTGACTGTGATGTTCCCGTTCTACCTTTAGGACTAATTGACGAACCGGTGGGCAAGTTAATTTTTCAGTTAAACTTTGACCCCGGCGCCTACAACGAACAACAACTACGTTCCATCAGTAATTTAGTCTGGTCAAAAAAAGAAATTGATCCGTCCAAAGCTTTCGACTTCCGCAATTTAGAAGCCGTTTATCAGCTTTACTTATTTAAAATTGATTTGCTCGACCAAATCGAACGCGATAGACTTTCAAATAAAGTTGAGCCAAACCAACAAAGTTTACTCGATACGCTTGACTTTTACGAACAACTCGCAGATTTAACCGACTTACAAATAGAAATTTTGCGACTCAAGGAAAAGAAAACAAAGAACCAAGACATTGCCGACTACATTAATCGGAAATATGGAAAGTCCTATACGGCAAATTATATCAGTACTATTTTCCGTCAAAAGATTATTGTCAAAATTAATGAAGCGGCTGAACTCCATAGAGAAACTGTAGAGAATTGTTTCTTTCCAGAGAACTTTAAGAGATGTCCTGAGTGTGGAAGAATTTTACTGCTTGACGGAAGAAATTGGGTTAAGAAGTCAAGAAGTAAAGACGGATTTCAAAATAAATGTAAGAGATGTGAAAAGAAAGGAAGAAGTAGAACATAGACCGGGAGGTATATTGTGGTAGATGAGAATAAGAAGGCTCCAAAGAATATAGTGGAGCTTATTTATATGATTAATAAGTTAAAGCCAGAAGAGTTTGTGGGAGTTTGTAAAATTCTTGGGGTTGAGATTTATGTAGATGATTTAGATGATGAAAAGAGGGCAATTGAACAGGTTGGTATGCTGAGTGCGCCGGTGCCATCGGACGAAGGATTGGTTGTATCAGAGGATGAATCAACCGCGCGCCAAATACAGCCAACTGATGAACCGAACTTGAGAAAAACACCACGTAAGGCAGAAGACATGATTAAGGATGTGGTAAATAAATTACTTACATTAAATCGAACTCAAAGAAGAAACTTAAAGAAACTCTTAAAGGCTGCGACAAAGGGAGAAAAGTAAAATGCCTTTAAAACCTGTATTTGATATAGATATAAAGGAAATTAAGTGTGAATGTTGTGGTAGGTATAGAAGTTCAATGGATTTCTTACCTACCAAATCATTTATGTTTCCAGATGGATATGTACATGTTTGTAATGAATGTCTGGGGAAGAGGTTAGAAGTTGATGAATCTTGGGAAGTTATGGATAAGATTTGTCAATATGTAGATATGCCTTTTGATATAAAGAGATTTGAAGAGTTACGTAAGACGAACACTGCGGCCAGCCTACTTCAAGCTTATTCTATTCAATTTATGAATGATGAGTATGAGGGGATTGATTGGACGAGTTATGAAGAAGCTTATAAGGAGTTGGAAGAACGTGGCGCGCTGGTGGATGCGGTGCCGGGACTTGCCGACGAGGAAAGACGTAAGCTTCTTGAAAAGTGGGGAGCTAATTATGATGATGAAGCGCTGTCTTATTTGGAAAACCTCTATGATGGTTTGCTTTTAACTCAGAATATTAATGGCGCGCTGCAGGGTGACCAAGCACTTAAGATTTGCAAGATTTCTTATGAGATTGACTGCAGAATTCGAGAGGGTGCCGACTTCGATAAACTTCTAGCTTCTTATGATAAACTTGTAAAGACAGGAGAATTTACTCCAAAGAACGTCAAAAATGCAAGTGATTTTGAATCAATGGGTGAGTTGTGTCGTTGGCTTGAAAAGCGAGGGTTTACGAATAGGTTTTACGATGGAGAAACGCGCGATGTCGTTGATGAGACAATAAAAAATATTCAATCTTGGAACCAACGCCTGTATACAAATGAGTCTGGTATTGGCGATGAAATTACTCAACGTATACAAGCTTTGAAGACTGCGGCTGAGCTCGAATCGTATTATGATGTAGACCCTGGAGTTGACGATTATGACAACTATGAGAATGAAGGGTTTGAGCAACTCTTTAAAGATGAAGAATTCACAGCTGACCTCAATGGAGGTGAGTAATGCAAGAAAAACGAAAGAAGGTTATATTAAGTAAGCGTCAAGAATTAATGGCCGATGACTTCGTTGAACGAGCAGAGCGCGAAGGTATAGAATTAGAGAAAGGGGCAGTTATTACTAATGAGTATTTGGAAAGAAACTATGAGGACCTATGTAAATGGGTTAATTTATTTACCGCTTATCCAGATTACTATTTAGATATAATACGCCCAGCTGATTCTGAATTTAGCCTCTTTTTCTATCAGCGATTTACACTGCGCGCCCTCATGCGTTTCAAAGACGTATTCATAACGGCGCCACGTGCGTTTTCAAAATCGTTTATTACTATTCTAGCTCTTTTCTTACAGTGTGTATTCATTCCTGGCCGAAAAGTATTCATGACTGCGAATACTAAACAACAGGCTGCACAAATTACAAAAGAAAAGATTTATGAAATTTATGACCACTGGCCTTTACTTAAAAAAGAAATTATTGGTTGGGAATTAAGTGATTATCCCGGTAATTTCGGAAAGGACTATGTAACTCTTAAATTTCGTAATGGTTCTGTGTTTGACGTAGTACTTGCCGGAGATGCTGCACGTGGAGGGCGCCGGCACGGTGGAATGATTGATGAGATACGAGATGGTGATGAAGAGATGATTAACTCTGTAGTAATTCCGCTCGTAAACGTATCTCGTCGTTTACCAAATAATACAGTTAACGATTATGAACCAAATCAACAGATTATAGCTACGACATCTGCGGGAAGTAAAACTTCTTTTGCATATGACCGATTAATAGATACTTTTGAGAACGCAATCATTGATCCAGACCATGCATTTATGTTTGGGTGCGATTGGCGTTTGCCTGCTATGCATGGACTTATTGATAAGCAATATATTAATAAATTAAAAATGAGTCCATCTTACAATGCTGAATCATTTGCTACAGAGTATTTGTCTTTGTGGCAAGGTTCTAGTGAAGATGCTTGGTTCTCATATGAGAAATTAAGCAAATATAGAAAAATAAAGAATCCAGAAACGCACGCAATTAATAGACCCGATTCCGACCAATTCTACTTAATATCAGTGGACGTAGGTCGTATTTCTGACCAAACGGCCGTTTGCGTTTTTAGAGTTAACGTAACTAAACAA